CCGGAGGATAACGCAGGAAGCGCTTGTGTATCACCACGTTGTTTCGCTACCTGAATAGCACGAGTCTTCTGTGCCTGTGCTGTTATATCAGCACCCCCTTGTTCAAGAGAAGACATTTGAGCTTTCTTAACGCCTGCTGTAGCCTGCTGTGCTGCCTGAGCTAGCTTCATAGAAAGCTCAGGGTCTATGTTAGCCATTTGTTTAGAAGCCTGTAGAAGCTGCTGTGGGTCGTTAGAAGCCAATGCTTGATTAACAATCTGCATAGCTTGCGTTTTTGCTTCTCTTTGTGCAGCCATTCCCGGAGCAGCGCCAATAGTCTGACCTAGATCAAACATACCCTGCTTAAGAGGAGACTGTGTTAAACTTCCTAATAATGCTTGAGAGAATTGAGCCATGATTTAAATTCCTAATGCTCTGCTAATAGAATTCCATGCGCTTGAAAGAGTACTTTTGCTCTTGTTTGGGTTGTTAAGGGTGTTAAACCCACCAGACAAAAGACCAGTACCCATAGCGCCCAAAAGATCAGCACGTTCTTTTTCAGCTAACAGCTGCGCCTCAATACCTGACATAAGAGCTTCGCTGTACTGTCCTGTACCGTATTGTTGCGCGTTTTGTGCAAGCTCAGGGTACCTGCTGGTTCCTTGAATAACATCAAGCAACTGCGCTTGTGGAATGTAAGACTGACCCATGAACTGCTGACCAAGCTCGGCTTGCTGTGCCTGCTCTTGCTGTGCCTGCTGCATAGCCAGTAAGTACGCCTGATTCTGCGCGTCTGCTTGAGCCTTAGCCAGAGTTAACTCCTGTGGGGTGCCTCCATACATATTAGTCTGAACGCCTCCACGGCCTTGTGCAAATAAACGCTCCTCAAGCGCCATACGCTGGCGTTCTTCTTCAGGTGTTTGTGCAGCCCTAATGCGACCGTAGATGTCCTGCTCACGTTGTTGAGTAGGCATAGCTGCTTGGTCAAAGAACTGGCCAGCGTTGCCAAACAGTGACGACTGTCTTGCTTGCTCTTGTGGTGACAACGCGAGTGTTGCGCCTAGTCCGTATTGTGGTGAAGGTACGTTAGCGCCTGCGGCTATGTCGTTACCAGCAGCGCCCATCATTCCAGTGCCACCAGCAGCGTTCATATCAGCAACACCGTAGCTAGACGCTGGTGTATAACCAACACCAAACTGGCTACCCGTAGTAGACGTAACGGTATACGGACGGAACTGAGAGTTTTGTAGACCAAACTGGCCTACTTGCTGTGCTTGATTATAAGCCTGCTGACCTAAATTACTAAGACGATCCATAGACTCATTTAAAGCTAGGCCTCCACCAGCAGCAGCTACGCCACCTAATAGTGTACTAGTAGGAATGTTTCCTATAACATCTCCTACGCCACTCCAAAAGCCTCCCTGAGCAGGCTGCGCTAACATATTATTGACATTAGGCGCTACATACTGGTTAGGCGCATATTGGTATGCGTTATTAGATACCTGTGTGGGCATATTAAGAGCCATTATTTTGCACCTCTGTTTAAAACATTCATAGTGTTCTTCCCATTAAAGCTAACACGTTAATTTCTTGGATTGATACAGGACTTCCGTTAACATCAACTTCAGCACCAATAGTTACAACAGAGCCAGCACCCGTACCGTTGATTGCTCTGCGTGTTGTTGTTATACCGCCTGCATAGTTATTAACACCGTACTCTGCTTCTCCGTAGTACGCTGTTTCCGCTGAGTTGAGAACAAGCAAAGCCCTGCTGTAGCTTTCTGTGAAATCATAAGACCAGTAAATAGTCATGTCTTCACCACCAGACCCAACAATAGTTGGCCTTAGCTTCTTTAGCATTTTTACTTTTGATGAATCACCAAAGGACAAGCCGGGACTGTAGTACCTAAAGCGGTACGACTGGCCTGCGTCTTGATAGCCTTCATAGACCCCAATGCCATCAGCAGTGCCAATGTATAACGTACCGTCTGTCTTACGCTCGTAAGCCTTAAAGCTGTTAGAAGGCCAGCGAGTAACACGGTACGCCCCATTCTCAAGAACCCCTCTTAGATCAAAGCAGTACGTTATGTTCTCGCTTGGAAACGTAATAAGGTAAAAGTAATTCTCAGGGCTGTATACCGATGACGTTGGCTCTGTCCTGTCTTGAACAGCAGAAATCAAGTCTTGTTTAATGTTGCGGCTAAGGTCTGTCGTAGGCAAAGACTTCTCTTGAACTACACGACCAAAGTTACGCAGACCTGTCTGAGACATAAACAGGATGTCAGTGCCAATGTGTTGAAGACTGTTGCGACATACGCAACCAACACCCGCTGTAGTGTCCGCAAGAGCCATGTTAGCAGGTGAGTCAGCACCTTCGTAAACAATAATACTGTGGTTGCCAAAGACTACTAAGAAGTTGTTGTGTGCAGCTAAGGCGCGTACTTCATCAAAGCCGTCAGGCCATGCTTTCTCTACGTTAATAGAGCCGCTAGAGCCACCTGTGAAGTCGTTGCCAATCAACAGATCAGACCAGTAGATTGTGTTAGCGTCAGTTGCGTTGTCTACGCACCACAGTCTACCAAACGCACCGAGTGCTTCATGGCTGTACTGTGCAGAACTTAAGCTAGCACCACTAGTTGCAGACATTTTAGTGACAGCACCAAGGCTATCGTTGTAAACCAAGGGTTCATAACCACGCTGGAAGAAGTAACAAGAGTCGTTAAAGTTAATGATCTTCCAGTTGTTAGACGTAATCGTATACGACGCAGGTGTCTCATCAACAAGCGTAGTAGTTCCAGAAAGTATCTTGTTGTTGCCTACGCTAAAGACTACTTCGTTACCTGCTGAGTCGTAGAAGTAATGCAGCTTGTGTATGCGATCACTACCAAGCTCGGTAGCGTCTGTTGTTAACATACCAATACCCTTACGGGCAGCTAAACGTCCTCGTTTATCAATGACTGCGTTGTCTGCAATCTCAGCAAAAGAAGGATCCTGAGCTAACGGAGAATCTTCTGTGTTGATTCCCTGAAAGGCAGGAGCTACTAGGTTAATTGACTGTAGCGGCTGTGACATTTATGAGTACCACACTGTTTCATCAGGGTGTCTAGACGCATCCATAGCAATAGCATCTGATAAGTACGAGTCCGCCATTGCAAAGTATTCTGCTGTAGACGTACCGCCTGTTTCACCACGCTCTCGTGCAGCTAAGGCAACAGTCATGTGTAACACAGGTAACGCAGGTATTTTGAGTACGTCAGCGTCGTCAGTTAGAAGCTCATTACGAATAACAGAAGCCACACGAATAGAGTAAACATCGTCAGGCTTTGGGTACACTTGAATCTGTGCATCGCCTGAACCATCAACACCACTAAACGTGTAATACATAGGCGTACCTGAAACAGGCGTAGCGTTGTAGTACTTGTCTCTAAACCAACTAGCAGGACGGTACTCCATAAATACGTTAGCAGAATCGTTAATAACGTCTAGTACTTTTATGCTGTCTTGACTGTTAGATAAGGAGTAAACAGATGTGTCGGCTACAGTGGGAATAACAAGAGTAGTCCGTAATGCAGACCAGTCCCAAGCGTTCTCAACCATAGTCTTTGCATCGTTGACAAAGTCCCCAATCATTTTGGCGTAGGTAGAGCCACTAACGGTCGTTACTTCTTCTTCACGGATTCTGCGAAGAACTCCGTTAACAAGTTCAAGATAAGTCATTTAGATAAACCCCTCAAAAAGAGACTGCACAATTCCTTTAGGAGCCTGCTGTGTTGGAGCAGAAGCCTGCATAAGCTTAGCCGCATAGTTACCGGGCTTTTGGTTCGATAGTTGTAATATTTGTGGTGCGTTATATGAAAGCCCTGCAAAAGGAGCTGGGTTATAGTTTACAGGAGTCATCATGCCTTGTTGTACAGGTTGTTGTGTTTCCTGTTTTTCTCCAGTACCGTTGCCAGCAGCGCCTCCAGTACCATTGCCAGCAGCAGTACCTGTGCTACTAACACCGTTTGCGCCTGTACCTGTACCTGTACCTGTACCTGTGCCTGTGTTGCTTCCTTGAGCTTCGCTAGAGTTTTTAATAGCGGTTCTTGCTTGTTCTACAGTTAAAACACCATTAAGAATCTGATTTGTCCAATAATCCATTCCGCTCTGATCTGCGTCACGTCCTAAAACTTC